AGTTAAGAATTCATGGTTCTGATTGACCCAATCAATTCTCTCATCCATTGGTGCTTTATCAAGTCCATAAGTAGTAGCAACCTGAAAGGCTAACCACCATTCATTGACCTCTCCTTCTTCCTCAAAGTAAACAAGACTCTTGTCAAAGTCTGTTCCTTGTGGACTAAGGCTAGTAGGAATTGGATAAACTCTTCCCCGAAAGTCAAAAGACCAGGGAATCCAGAAGGTGTCTCCTTTATACTTGTTAGCCACATACAGAGCTTCAGTTGTTCTGTAGTTCTTCTGTGCCAGAGCTGAGTTCTGATCTTCAATTTCAGTTCTCATTCTCCGATAAGAAATCTTATCCTCTTCCGAGGCGGTTTCCCATGGCTCTGGCTTTGGCGGTGGAGGTGTTGGCTCCTCAGCTCGGAACTTACCCACAGTGATGCGGTGTTCCATACAGAAGTTGGCTATCTCAAGAACCCTGTCGTTGATTCGATAGGGGACCTTCTGGAGCAGGTTCAGCATGACGAGAGCCTCGCTGTCCTGTAATAATAGGCACCCTCCTGGAATCCTAGTCCTGATCAGCTTTGTCAGCTTTCTCAGGTCGTTTGTCAGGTACCCGCCCTTGTACTCGCTGGTCCAGTCGTTGGGTTCGCAGAGCATAGGCCACATACAACCAGCAAATGCCTCAGCCTGCGCTAGAAGCGCCTCCTTGGCCTTTAGGAAGTCTGGTTGGTATATCAGGTAGGTAATCCGGTCGTTAGGCCCCTTAGCGGTCATCCTGGTAGTGATCCACCCGGTAGATACCGCAAGACGATCCAACAACCACCCACCAACAAGATGCCTAATGCTGGTTGGCCATCTCAAAGGTTCGATCTCATGGCGCCTCATAACCGCCCGATACCGCTGAACTTTGTAGGAATAGCCTTTGTGATCGTGGATGTGAAGACGAGCCTGATTAAATAGTTCAGGGTTCTTACTACAAAACTGATCTAACATCACCTGATGATAGACCAAGTTACCAATGTGGGTAGTAGCTGCTTGATAAGTAAGATTCTCAATTCTCCTTACCCCAAGAATATCAAGGACACCCTTGGCAGTAATCAAAGCAAGAATCGCTGGGTCGCAGTACTTAATCGGAACCACAGCCGCAGCCTTATCAGCAACCCATCCTGAGTTAATGCGAGAAAGTTTGTTGCTAATCTCCTCTGCGATAAGTTCTAATCCTTTGTTGATAAAGGCAGAACCATACACAGTAGAACTAGCATAACATCTCTCCTCAGCATTACGTGTTCTCTCCTTGAGGCGTTTAATCGCTTCACTCCTTGCATCAAGTTCTCGCTGTAATTGTCGGGCGAGTTGCTCAGTTGTTGCCATTGATCAATCAGTTTCCGTAACGGGACTATCCTTAACAATGTTCCTAGCATTACGAATAATCATAATCCTAGATACTAGTTGAATCATCTTTTGAGTTATCTCAGCCTCATCCTCAGCCCCATCGAGACCAAGTTGAGCTATCAATAACTGCTCAGGATGACAATCAGGAAGTGGTGTTACTTCCCCAGTCTCAAGATCTTCCTCATGGGTGGCTAACACATCTTCATGTGCCTCCATCCTAGAACCAAGATCAATCAACCTATCAAGACCACTATGAATCAACTCATAAAGCTGATTGTCATAATCATCCTGCCGATACAATTTCCAAGCCATTGATTTGTGGGTGACGAGAAGCTTTATTGAAAGCCTGGTAAGCAAGAACAGTAGCTAACCCCTTTTTATTGAGGTAACTGTATTGATGAAGGTTGTTACGCTTTGCTAGTTTACGCAATTGCCTCCAGGTTAATACATCCGCAAGATGTAAACTAAGTTGTTCAGGATTAGGTAGGTGTTGTCTACCCGTGAGTCGGATAGCTACTTCGAAGTCCATAAATCCTCCCGAATAAGGGTTAATGAAAGAAGATTGATGTGTGGAAACAATTCCTTAATGCTCATGATTGCATGTGCCTTGCTATGGGCCATGATCTTACCAGAAGCCCCGCAGGGACTGATAAATTCCCAACAAACTATGCTCATCGTTTTGAATGGGCAGGTAGCCTAAAGCAATAGTCAAGGTGAGCCTCTTGGATCTTTTGTCTGACAAAGTTAACCCTAGGTTCAGCAGTCATGGCAGCAGCACGAAAGATCTGAACAACGAGAATACGTTGCATCTCATCCAAAGCATCACTACCACGTTGTCGTATAGTCTCAACTAGTCGCCTCATTTCGGGAGGAAAGGAGCCCCAGTCGGGTTCTCGTTCTTTAAGTTTAGCCATAATACCTAAACAATGGTAAATGGTAAGCGATACGGTTTCTTATCTGATTTACTTTTCCTCCTCATAGCGTCTTTGTAACTTAACAGCGTCTTTGATACTGTTGAGACATTCTTCGAGGTATCCGACTTTGTTTGCGTTGCTGTGGCCTTTGGTGCTGACATACAGTTGGGCTTGATGAATGATCGTGAGAATACGTTTGTCTGACTCAGAGTAATAAAAAGGCTGCGCAGTCCATCTAATAGCAGCCTCATTTGCATCCTTAAATACCATCAGAGTTGCCTCATCATTTTAGTGTAAGTTTTAATCAGCAAGAGTAGCAATGCTAGGGGCACGGTAATCATGCTGTGGCTGGCCAATACTGGAGACGATAGCATAGGTAACAATGGTAAAGAACAATGCGAGGGAAAAAGATTTAATCATCCTCCCCCACATACAATCCTAAAGAGCATCCTTCCTCTAGTCCCTCTTGTTCATCCTCAACATCAGCAAAGTAATACTCAAGGTGTTGGTCGAGTAAGTAATAATCAAGAGCGTCCATGATGTTTCTTAGTAGAGGTCAATAGAGCTGATAACCTTGCCTTCAGTGTCGAGACACTCGAAGCCCAGTTCCCTAATAGCTTCCATCTGTTGCGGTAACAGTGTCTTAGTTCCTGTTAGTTGACACAGCAATACAGCTTCCCGACTTACTGGATAAGCTCTGGTGTTGCCGTAAGCCTCACGGATGCGAAAGGTAGCCTTAAAGATCGGTGGATAGGTGATGCGAGACATGGTGGTGGGTGCGGTGGTGGGTGTAGCTAATTGCTACAGAGAAGGGGCTCTGTCACCTGCCCCTAGTTTGTAGTAATCAGGCCAGGGCTGAATCTAGGGCATATTGACCCAATGAGTGCCAGTCAACATTAGTAGCATTGAACAGGTCCATTAATAATGGAAACTTATCCAACTCAGACATAGCGATCTGTTCCTCTAATAAATCCTCAAACAGTTGCCCAGCTGCATCGGCTTCCTCCATGTCGTAGTTGTCCTTATCATCCATGATCATTTCAATCACGGTATCCATCAGGTGAAGACCGATGGCCCAGGTGGCATGATTGCGCCAGTCGTTGTAGGTGTTGTCCACGGTGTGTGTGTTGTGTGTGATGTGTCGGTGCCGATGTGGTTCTCGTCCGATGTGCCAATGGTAGACCCTGAGCCTGGTAGGGGCTAGGAAATGGTCGTAGATCGTAACAATCTGTAACAATTTCCTATTGATCCTAGTGATAGCAAGGGATTAGCTATTCTCAATAAGCACACGTTATTGCAAATCGCACAGATTTTTTATCAATAAGTACACACATACTACACACGCGCACCGGATTATGTAGCAGCTAGTGCGTTTGTACTGGTGTATTGGCCATGGATGCTTGCGTACCTGCATTCACAGCAGATGATCAGGCCAGTGATGCCAACGGATCTGGGCTGGCCACAGCGGTTTGGACACGGTTTGGACAGGGACACCCCCCACCCTGATACATTTGCACTAGGGGGGTGGGCCATGGGGGGTTGCGGGCGCGCGTCGCGATGCGTAGGGACTTAATAAATTTGTGTCAAAATTCATGGGACGCGCTACAAGCCGCTAGAAGGGCCCTCTGAGGGGCCGGAGGTACAAGGACACCTACGGGAAGTCAGAGGGGTCTTCCTAGTCCTTCTAGACACCTATGTGATGACTTCCCACAAGTTTGGCATCTCATCATTCAAGATCCGATTGATTTCTTCAGCAACAAGGCGGTGCTCAATCTGTGTCTCCGGTCCACGACGAACCTGAAGGTAGTGAATCCACGAGCGGATAGTCCCCGACATATACAGCCGGGTAGGGCTATTCATTGGTAGGATCTTTCTTGCTGATTCTTTTGCTATTCCTGATGACAGCATCTCCTGGTAGAGGTGTTCGGTATCTTCAAATAGCGAACTGATCCGGCGATAGAAGCTTTGTGTTTCTTCCCGAGATAGGTTATCATGGGAAGCTTGACGATTAGTGAGATCTTGTCTGCGAAGTTGCGGAATATCAATTCCCCCTAGCCCCTCGGTAGTAGAGGCATACCGTTGACTGAACTCCTGAAAGGAGAATGATCTGTGTCGGAGGATCTGTGCTGAGATGTCCCGAGTGGTATTGATCTCAAAGCAGCAGGAGGCCATCTCGAATGGTGACCAATGCTTATGTTTGACTAGGTACCTGAGTAGCTTTCCCGTTGTATCCAGCGTCTGCTGACCCTTGGGATTACTTACTCTGGCACAGTATTCAATTTGATGTTCTGCTGCTGGTGTGATCCAGATAAGCTTTACAGACATAATGATGGGTAGTGGTGGTTGGAATAACAGTGGTATTAGTTATAGTTGTTATGGTTGACTTTTCTTTCTATAACAGCTGTATCGGATAGGTCACGATGTATTACATTACTACCTATCGGATACATTCTTCCTTAAAGAACAATAAAGAAGAATTAATAAGATCATTAATAATATAAGCTCCGCTACGCTCCGCATTATATACGGTAATAAGAAGAGGAATAATATTTGTCATTTTTATTCTTGTTTATTTTCTTTTTTTTTATTCTTTATTACCGTTATCCGTTGGGCTAGTGGGACGCTCGCTTCGCTCGCTTAGTAAACACTAGGTTCCTCTGAATTTGTCAGCCCCCCGGAGGGGGACCGTCCGTCATCCATACCCGAGTCCTTCCGAGATTCACCCATTTTGATAAAGGGTTTACTTTTGGTGGATCGGGGTACATGTGGAGGGTTAGTAGAGGGTCCCCCCTAAGGAGTCCCCCCTAGAAAACCGCTGTTTCCACACCCATGGAGCACCACTTCCACGGGTAATAATAGGCACCCTATCTCGGGGGCAGTGGTAGCAAGGGGTTTCAGCCTTTTAGATCCATGTGAAAATGGCGCCTTCTTCCTGGGTGATCGGCTCTGAAAAATCGCTTCCCGCAACGAGGAGATCTGTGGCTAAGGTGGGGGCATTGAGGAACCCCTGAACCATGTTGTTCCATTGGTCACGGGACTTGTTAATCTCGTGTTCCTTAGCGGAGATGGCAAGAACATCCTGAAAGTACTTCACGCCAAGGGCTAACGCATCCACGCGGTCATCATGCTTTACTGCCCCCTTTTCCCGGCACATCCTTGTCAGCTGGTACATCAGCATACGGGGAAGGCGTTCCTCTGGGGCCATGTCGTGGTTGGACTGATAGTCCCAGGTGACTAGCTTCTCATCGATGACCAATCTATGTTGGTTGAGGACGGGCTCCAGTGTATCAATGATCCGGTCCTCCTTCCGGGTTGTGGCACGTACCTCCTCAAAGGCCATGCCAACCTTCATCTCTTGGGCATGTTTCTTCATCAACTCCATCACTGCCCCATCACCAAAGTTAGACTCGATCAAGCAAAGCGAGGAACCATATCTCCTGGCAAGGGTTAAGATGCCGCGAAGGGTCTTGTCGGAGTACCCATCCTGTGTGGCTAGGATGTCCCTCACAAAGATGAATCCGTTGATCTGTGAAAGGACTACGGCTACTGTCTCGTCCTTTCCGCGTCCGCTAGGATCTACAGCTACAATTGTTTGTCCATACGGAATGTATTCTCCGGTGCTTTTGGGTCGATGCCACCTATCGCCTGGAAGGGCCACGGCGGGCAGGTCAAGGAGGGTTTCCTTATCCGAACCCCAAACAACGTCCGAAGGCCCCTTGCTGGGGTCCAGAGGCATCACTGAGAAGTCGCTAAGCTTGAGAGGGAACTTAAGGGCATCACTGAGAGAGGTATCCAACATAAATTGCAACATGAAGTTGCTACGACTCATTGACTGTTCCCTCTCAAGAAGGTTAATTTCGGAGAATCGTGTGTCGGTTGGTTGCCACAAAAGCTTCTCGTGTCCCTGCTTCTCAATATCCGCCACAAGTTGTGGGGCCAAGATATCCTCGTATCCGACTAAACTTTTGGGGTAGCGGGCAGGCCATACAAAGGGTCGATAGTTCCTTTCCCGAAGTGTGCGGTAGACGGTAAAGGTCGTTTGAGGAGTCCCAAGAAACACAATGCGACTATCAGCTTTTGGAGTGAGAACGGACTCACCTTCTGTAACCAACTGGAGAAGCTTTTCCCGCATGAAGTCGGTAGCAGAGTTTGCGGGGACTTCCACGTCATCAAAAACAATCAGATCGGCGCGACTTCCGGTAAGCTGACCCGTGATACCAACGCTCTTGACGGATGGAGACTGAGCAGGACGACATCCAGCAATATCAAACGATACTCGGGACCACCGTTGGTCATCGTTAACCGGACGCATACTAACGAGCCAATCAAACTCAAGAATACACTTCTGACAGAAAATCGTAAAGTCATCGGCTCGTTGTTTTGATGCTGATACTACAAGGATCTTTTTGTCTTTATCATTCCAGAGGGTCCACAACACAAAGGCAGCAGCAATCCAGCTTTTGCCTAGTCCCCGAAACGCTTGGATCTGTAGTCGCTTTGGGCCATCCTGTAGATACCTGGCAATGGCAAGTTGTGCTCTTGTTGGACGAGGTAGGTCTAACGACTTCCATACAAGAGAAAGGAACAAAGGGAAGCTGGCCTCTAGACGGGCCTCTACGGTGCTTGTGTTGGGGGTCATAAGGGAAACATACACGGAGGGGAGTGAAGGGGCCTTACAGGCGATTGTAGGCCCCAGTGAGAGCTATTTAGCTTTCTTTTTCATGCCTGCTTTGCTCATGGCAATAGCAATGGCTTGTTTTTGGGGACGACCCTCATGCATCATTTTGCTGATGTTTTTGGATACGGCCTTCTTGGATGAACCTTTAGAGAGGGGCATAATTACTTACCGGATTTCTTTTTCTTTTTAGCAGCCATTGTTTGATTGGCTTTAGCGAGTCCTGCTTTAAGCGTGTCATATCCACCACCCGTAGGACGAGCCTTTGAAACTTCATAAGCAACACCCATAGGAGTAATCTTACGAAGGGACATAACCGTAGAGGCAGCCTTAGCAAGACCACTGGGCATCAATTTAGGACCAGCTGGCTTACGAGGCGTAGGCTTAGCTGCCTGTGAGGAAAGACGGTTGATCTTTGCGTCCTTGCTATTACCACCCGTAGCACGAATGGTATTAGTTGTTCCCCGAACAGGGTTCTTAGGAAGCTTTGGCAAGCGGGGTGAATTAGAACGATCACTGGATGTGCGCGTTCCTCCTGAAAGGGGTCCCTGTTGCTTCATGGTTGAAACAGAGGTAGGGCGGGGCCTCGGTTGAGACCCACCAGCATTGCCCTTGATACGTGCCTGACGGGTAGCAGAACCTGTCTTGCGATTGTCTTGACGCATGTTAGGCATGGTCGTTACTTCATCTTAGTGGTATATTTTTTGCCTTTCCAGACAAAGGTCTTCATGCCGGAGTTACGAGCAGAAGCAAAGGCATTGTCAAAGCTCTTGGCTTTAGACATTTTTGGGGCAGCCTTTTTGGAGGGACCACCTTTCTGATACTGTCCTGAAAAGGAGTCAGTAGCCTTTTTGGTAGGTTTAGGTGTCATTGCGCTTTTAATCTTGTTGCCAAGCGCTGTGCCTGCCTTACGGGCAAGAGGAGACAAGGCAGCATTAGCGGCAGTAAAGATTGCAGCTTCACCAGCACCTTTCATTGCTCCACTCATCATGCGTCCCGTAGGACGAGCAGGAGGTGTTGAGATATTACTGGTACGAGTTGCTGGTTTAATAGGACCTGCCTGAGCCCCACGGTTACCTACGGAAGTCTGACGCGGCTTAGGAGTGGAAGCGGCAACTTTTGTGCTACCGCCGGCCCGCTCTGCCCGACGACGTGCTGATGTTACGGTCGGTTTCTTAGGAGCCATGATGATCAGCCACGAGTGATGGTAGCAACCGTGATGGAGAAATTAGAACCGGCACCAATCAGGTTACAAGTTAGAACATCACCAACAAGGTACCATTGACCACCACGGACGATGGTAACAGCAGTTACAATACCACCAGCAACAGTAATGTTGGCAGTAGCGCCAGTACCAGAACCGCCAACAAGAGCAATGTTGGAGTAGGTAGCAGAAGTATAACCAGTACCACCAACAAGGGTAGAATAAGTTGCAACGTGACCACCTTCAAAACGAGTGGCAGTACCCGTTACCTTAGCAGTACGAAGGGTAGCAGGAGTTGTACGAGCACGACGCACAACACGAATGGCAGCTTCAGCAGCATCCACAGTTTGGTTAGCAGCCAATACGGTAGCAGCAGAACCGTAAGAAGCAGCAACAGTTGTCGTTGTGGTAGTGCCGTCTGACACATTAGCAGTGGTGTGGACCTTATTGCGTTGTTGATTCTCTTCGCGCTTACCAGGGGCGTTAGAGATGGAACCGTAAGTAGTCG